CCCCGGTGGCGGTCAGCCGACACCCGGTGGCCAACCGATGCCTGGTGGGCAGCCGATGCCCGGTGGTCCTGGCGTCGGTGCTGGCGTCGGTCCTGGCAGTCCACCGTTCGTCGGACCACCGATCCCCGGTAGCCCGCAAGTTGTTGGCGATGCTCTGACTAACATGCTTGGGTCGATCGGGGAGGTTCCGACACCATCGCAGTTTGAGTCGGATCCGAGTTTGCAAGATGCCGTATATGACCTTATCAGTGCTGGGACCGGGTCGAATCCTTCGGCGATCGGTCCATTCACAGCAGGGTGGCAGGGGCTCAAGATGAAAAGGGCACTTAACAGAATCGAAAAAGCAGTAGAAACCGGCCAGCCCCACCCCTTCGGGGGAGAAAGCGCTTTATCGCAAACCTCTCCCCAGTTCCAACAAGCGGTTCAAACCGCTGGCGGAATGATCGCCCAGCCGCACATCGACGCTGCAGGTCAAGCGATCGGCCAGTTCGGAGAGCAGTTGGGGGCCGGACTCACGCCCACGCCTGTTCAGATGCAAATTCCGAATCCGTTTCCGTTTGGGCCACCGACTGTTGGTGGTCCCTCTTTGCCCATCGGCACCCCACCACTGTTCCAGGGGATGGGGATGCCGTCGCTTTCAGACATCGCCAACATGGTGAGTCCGATTCCCGGCGAGATCTTCGGTGCGGCCATGAACCCGCCGCCGCCGCCGCCATCACCGCCGCCGTTTCCGACGAACATTCTTCCTCAGAATCCACCAGCGCCGCCGTTTCCGACGAACATTCCTCCCACGGGGGTTCCTACGGGGCCATATCAGGGTGTTGGTGGCTACCCCACTACTCCCGGCTACTAACCCATCAGCACACATGCCAGTCACATACAAGATCAACGGCGAAACCGTCAGCCGAAACGAGTTCAACAGGAATCCCCGTGGTGCCGGTCAGGTGCGAATGCCCTATTCACCGAGCCAGGTCATCATCAGCGAGGGGGCTGCGGTTCATCCCAAGGACCGCAAATCGGCCGAAGAACACGCCAGGAAACACGGATTCGCGATCAACTTCGACGACCAGGGACGCCCGTCATTCACCAGTCATCGTCAACAACGTGCATATCTGCGGAAGATCGGCATGCTCAACCGGGATGCTTACCTGTCCTAGCAGTACGATCATGTCATTGACACCGTAACGGTTTATCTGGATCATCTGCGCAGGGGATTTCGATGCCGAAGTACAAAACGGCTAGCGGAAAAGTCAAACATGCCGCCTATACCAAGGTTGGCAAAAAGAAGGCTGCGGCGATGAACAAGAAATACAAGGCGAGGAAAGTCAAGAAACGAAGATGAACAAAGGGGGCCAGTGGTTTTCCACCGGCTTCATAACGGCTGAAACGGAAGTCGCGATCCGTTAGACGCCTATACCGTCGCTGCCCGTACAGGGGGCCGCGTGGGAAACCACGTTGGCCCCCTTTTTTCGTGTCCATTCTTGGAAAAGGGCGAGTGATCAATGCCGGAAGAGACCGCACAAGCGACTGAAACCCCGGTGCAGGACGCTCCGGTCGAAGAGACCGAGGCTGCGGAGGAGACTCCCGCGCCTGAACCGGTGGCCGATCACGAGATCATCGAAGAGGAACCGGAGATCAACCAGGTCGGAACTCTTCCCTTCGAGGAAGAGGAACCGGAACTGGACGAACCGGCCCCCGTCGCTGAAGCGCAATTCACCAACGAGCAGTTCGCACTCGCCACTGCACTGGGCATGAGCGCCGAGGAAGTTAAGTCGTTTGGTGATCCTGAGACGTTCGATCGTGTCATCGGTGGTCTGGCCAACCGGGCCGTGCAGGCTCGCCATCAGCAGCAGCAACAGGCTGCTACCGAAGCGGGTGCGGAGGAGCAACAGGCTTCCATGACCGGTGACTTCGCTTTCGAGGATCCCGACGACTACGACGACGGAGTCATCGGTTTCAACGAGAACACGAACAAGCGGTTCCAGCAGATGGAAGCGCAGATGAACGCACTGGTGCAGCAGAACCAGTCGTTGATGCAACAGCACAATGTCGTCCAGCAGGAAGTCGCCTCGAGGGAACTCGATTCGATTTTCAACTCGATGGACGAGCAAATCTTTGGCCGAGGTCGGTTGAACGATGTTCCCGAAGATGTCGGCTCGAACCGGATCCAAGTGGCGAATGAAGCTGCTCGCCTTGGACAGGTTCATATCCAGGGAGGTGAGCAAGCGCCCTCCTTGGCGCAGTTAGCACAGCGCGCTGCGAACTCTTTGTTTGGTGACAAGTTTACTCAACACGCGCTGGCGGAGGCGTCTGACAGATCACGGAAGATCTCAGGACAGAGTTCTGCCGTGCCCACTCGCCAGGAGGACACGTCTGATCGTGGCTACGATGCCGCGGTTCGGGCCGCTGCCAACTGGCAACGTGAGCATGGCAATTCCGATGACGACCAGAATGCCTTCCCCGGATAACAGGGGGAGTCCGACATGCCTTACCAGGCTGACGACTATACGGATCTCGTAACGACGACGTTGCGCCATCTCGAGAAATCGACGTGGGCTGACATCGTCGTGGACAATCAGCGGCATATCGCTATGCCGAAAATCCTGAAGAAGAAGGCGGTGCAGTTCGGGTCTGGCTACGGCCACCAGTTCAACGTCCGCGTCTTCTCCAACAACGCTGCTCGGAACGTCAAGCTCAACGAGACTGACAATCCGACGACCGCTGACACGCAGAAGACGGGCAACGTGCCCTGGCGTCACAGCGAGACTCACTGGGCACTCGAAGAACGGATCATCTCGATGAACCGTTCGCCGGCCCGGTTGGTCAGCCTTCTGCAGACCTCGCGGGTCGATTCGATGACCGACCTCGCGGAGTTGATGGAAGGCAACTTCTGGGGTGCTCCCAGCAGTTCCTCCGACGAGTTGTCTCCTTACGGCGTTCCGTACTGGATCGTCAAGAACAACACGACGGGGTTCAACGGTGGACATCCGAGTGGGTTCTCCGACGTAGGTGGTTTGAGTCAAACGACTTACGCCAGGTGGGCCAACTGGACTGCGCAGTACGTTGCGGTCAGCAAGGCGGATCTGATCCGCAAATGGCGCGAAGCTGCGACGAAGACCGAGTTCCGTCCTCCCGTGGACGGGCCGTTCAACAACATGGGAAGCCAGTGGGGTTTCTACACCGACTACACGGTGTTGGGCACGCTGGAGGAAGTGTTGGAGTCGCAGAACGACAACCTCGGTAACGACGTTGCGTCGAAGGACGGGAACGTAATGTTCCGTCGCATTCCTGTCGAGTGGGTGCCGTACTTCGACAACAACAGTGGAACGGTGGACACGACCAATCCCGTCTACGGGATCAACTGGTCGGTGTTCAAGCCTTGTTTCCTCTCGGGTGAGTACCTGAAGGAGACGAAGGTTGCGCCGCATCCGCTGCACCACAGGACGATCACGCAGTACGTCGACTGCACCTACAACTTCTTCTGCAACGACCGCAGAAGGAACTTCGTCCTGAGCAAGTGATGACTGACTGAGACTGATTTCGATCCCCCTGCCCTGCCATCGTTGCCATGCGGGGCAGGGGGTTCACAACCGGACTGGCAACGCCAACAAGAAAGATTTGAGACATGACTGCTAACATGCCGTACAAGGGCCAACACACGGCCAAACTCCCCAGTTCCAAGGTCTGGGGCCAATTTCCTCTCAAGAACGCCCTGGCGCGGCTCGGCGGCGAGGCATCTCTTGGAAATTGCGCTGACGTTGGATCGCTCGCCGGTGCAGCAGAGGGCGTCGATGTCAATTCTCCTGTGGTTCGTTTCTGCGAATCTGCCACTGGCGACCTCGACATTGACCGCACTGACGGTCATCCAGCATTGCTCTGGACTCCTGCTGCGGACGAGAACCTTGTCGTAGGACCGGACTTCAACTTCGATCTCGGTGCCGGTCGTCCGTGGGCGTTTGAATGTCGCATCAAGCAGACCACTGCGACAGAGCATGGGTGGGTCGCGGGTCTCGCCAGCGTCAACTCGGCGGCAGATGCTACCTACGATGTGTATCAAGCCGCCAAGGTGGTGACAGATACCAGTACTCTCGTGACAAACCGCTCGATTATCGGGTTCCACAAGCATGAGGCGGTTGCGCCAGTCAATGCTATCACGAAGGACAGGGGCACAGCCGACGCCGCTGAAACCGTCGTCCTGGCAACGGCGCACACGCTCGTCGATGCGACCTACGTCAAACTCGGCATGTACTCGGATGGCAGTCGCATCCGGTTCTTCGTCGATAACGTCGAGAAGGCATCGCATGCCATGGGTGGTGCTGGAATTCCCAGCAACACTTTCGACGGCAACATGGCCCCGATGTTCTACGCTGTTGGAAATGGAACATCGACCGTGTTCGTCCAGTGGGTTGCTGCGGGATACTTGGTCTAGGGGACAAGCATGTCAGAAGAACTGAAAGAACTGCTTGGCAGTTCGGCGTCCTCTTTCGAGGAAAACCGGGCGTTCATCCAGTCTGTCATCGAAGTCGCGGGGGCTAGTTGCCTTGAGGTGGTCATCCCGGCTGTGATGTGCAAGTTGGCTGAAAAGAAGGCTCCAGCGAAGAAGAAGCCCGCGGCCAAGAAAAGCAAGTGAACTAACCCGAACTCTCTGCCCGAGGAGGGGTGAGGACAAGACAGCCTCACCTCACCCCTCCTTTTTTCATCATGGACGCACGCACGCGAAGTCGAATGCGACACCTGCTCGGTGAGGATGTCCCGCCGGCAACGGAGAAGATGTACGACCGTCTCAAAGAGAAGGTCGACTCAATCGGTGGTGCCAGCCATCCCGACCCGTGGATACTGGTGCTGATCGCGGAACTTTCAAACAAGCCTGTCAGGCCGCCGACTGCTTCAAGGAAGAAAAAAGTCGAGGTGATACCAAGTGCCTGAGCCCACCCTTGCGATGACCTGGGGCGACATTCGCAATCTCGTCTACCAGCAGAGCCTGGGCGGGGGGGCGACCGCCTACACCGACGAGACGGATTCTGATAAGCAGTCGCTGATCGATTCGATCTGCGAGTCGGGGTTGCGCCAGGTGTACCAGCCACCGCCGTTGAACGGCAGGGTTCACGACTGGTCGTTCCTGTACAAGCAGGAGTCGATCGCGCTTCAGGACGATTACTCGACCGGGACGATCTCATACGACCACACGGGTGGGGCGTATGAACGCATGATTACCTTGAGCGGTGGAACCTGGCCGTTATGGACGATCGAGGGAATGATCGAGATCGATGGCACTGATTACGCCATCGAGAAGGTTGTCACTCACGGATCTATTCTTCGGCTGGCCGAGAATAACAACCCGGGTGCCGACGTGGCTGCGGGCACCAGCTACAACCTGCACAAGGACGACTACGACCTGCCGGATGATTTCGGTTCGATCATCGGGTCGTTCAGTTTCGCCCAGAAGGACAACGCCTGGTACACCTGCAAGGTGGTGGGCGAGAACAGGATCCGCGAACTGCGACAGCGGGAATTCAACCAGAACTTCGCGAATGGTGATCCACAGTTTGCAGCGATTCGTACCAAGAACAAGACTGATGTGAACATCGGCACACGATCCGAAGTGCTGTTCTGGCCAACGGTAACTTCAACGGGAACCGTCAGTTACCGCTACCGCGTATCGGTCAACAAGCCGATCGGGACCAACGACTATGTGGCCGGGATGCCGATGCACGCCGAGACAATCCTGTACTCATGCCTGGCCGAGGCCGAGCGGAGGATGGACGGTGAGCGAGGCGTGATGTGGGAGAAGTTCACGGAACTGCTCCAGTCATCGGTGATCAGAGACCAGCAGGACAACAAGCCAGAAGTGCTCGGTTACAACGCCGACGACTCCGAAGGACGAGAGATGTTTTCACATCACCGCATGTTGCTGTACGGCAGCGGTGTGACCTACAAGGGCCAGGGTTCGTAAGGAGATCGAGATGACTGGTAGACATAAACTTCACGACGCGACCGGAGTGATCGCGACCGATGAAACCGGCAACAAGCTGATCGTGGTCGAAGATCTTGGATCAGCAGGCGGCGACGCCCCTGCGGACGGTACTGCCGGATACGCCAAGGCGTGCCTGATCTTCAACTCGGGTGCCGCCGACGACGACATCGACGCTCACATTTACATTAACCTGGGTTCGGCCACCGACAGCAACATCGACAAGCTGACGGTCAACTGACAGGGGTGACGCATGGTTTCTTCAACGACAACATCGCTGGGCGAATTTCAGAACTCCGTCTTTGCCGGTGGTGGTCAGAAGTTCGCCAGCATCGACCAGGGCAGCGCAACCACGACTGAAATTGTGGCTGCTGTGACCGGAAGCAGGATCCGCATCCTGGCCGCTGTGTTCACCGGGGTCGGCAGCAGCATTACCGTCACTCTGAAAAGTGCTTCAACTCAGCTGACTGGTGAGATGGACGGGGCAAACACCGTTGGCCTCGTCTTGCCGTACAACCCGGCTGGTTGGGTTCAGACCGAGGCTGGTGAGGCGTTCCAGATCACATCCACGAATGGTGCGATCAACGGGTGCATTGTCTACGAAGAGGTCGCTGTCGCCTGATGGGGATGATCGATGCCGCGTCGATATTCGCGGGAACTCGAATTTCCGGTCAAGGGCATCGTCGAGGGGTTGGCTTATGAAGACCAGCCACCCCTGACGACCGTTGATGCGCAGAACGTGCGCCCGTTTCCGGCGAGTTCACCGGACGTTGCCAGCGGGTTGAACTCCAAGTCGTCGGGCCGAGATCGCGGTGGCCAGCGAGCCGGGCTGTCGAAATACAATTCGTCAGTGCATACGACGAACGGTCGGATTCAGGACATCAACCACCTGATCTATCCGCAGTTCGAGTCCGTACAGGGACGCGGCGATTCAATTATGGCCGCGACCAGTAGTGGGTCTGGCGTCCTGGTGAACAGGGAGGGGACGCAAACCGGCAGCAACCTTGGTGCGGCCGGTGAGACCTACAACCTCTCGGTCTGGGGTCGTGACGGTTACGGTTACCTGGCCACCGTCAACGGTTCCCACCAGTTGCTGCTCCGAAAGTACACCAAGAACGCGATAGCGGTTTGGGAGTGGACGAGTGCCAGCATGCCGGTCGTGCAGCTGACATCAGCGACCAGGCAGGTTCGCGGCATGACCGTCTGGGGCAACGGACTGTACGTCTGGGTTTCTGATATCAGCGGAGTCAACGGCGAGGCGATTTACCGGATCAACACTGCGACCGGCAAGATCTTTGATACGACCAGTGGCAATGGAACGCAGTCGGATTACTGGTTGGTTTCAGAAGACCAGAGCACGGCCAAGTTCAAGGACTTCTATCCGAGTAGTGGGTATACCGCCAAACCCCAAAACCTGATGATCGCCGACAGCGGAATGCTGGGAATGGTTGTCGTCAACGACAGTGCGGCTGCACGCGAGGTGAGCACGACCGGGACCACGACAGCGACCATCGATGCGACTGCAACGGCTTCGACCGTGCAGACGGCACTTCGTGGAGTATCGCACCTGGCAACGGATGGTTCGGATGTGCGAGTGACCTGTACCGGTGGTCCGTTGAACACCGCTGCGGTCATCGTCGAGTTCACCGGAACACTGGGATTGCAGGATGTGGCCATCATTGAAAAGGGTGGCACCATCTCTGGAAACATCACGATCGCGGTGACACAGACGGGCAATGCTTTTCAGAACGCCAAGATGTCGGTGACCTGCAATACGGGCAGTGGCAACTTCACGTTGACGCACGACCAGCGGTTGTCGCTGCAGTTGATGGACATCCAGCTGGGCAAGCAGATCCTGTGTGCCGAACTGATGGCATACGCACCTTATGCGTCTGGCCAGGCACCGAAGCAGACTAACCAGGAATTCGACATCACCTCCGATGGAATGGGGACGTTCTACACGTTGACGCGGACGATCCCAGACATTTCTGGTGCAGCCAGTACCTACTCGCACCAGGTGGCGAAGGTGACATCTGCAGGCGCGGTTTCGTGGACCCAAACCGATGCGGGGACCACGTTCGGCATTTCATACGATCCCGTAAAAGGTCGCATCGGCGCTGTCGGAGGCAATGTTTATGGCAGCGGACACTCCTTTGCCACGATCCAGGTTTCCGATGGGGCAAGGATCAATTCGCAGGATGCCAACAGCACGACGATATGGAACGCAATCGATGCGGATGAACTGGGAGGATTCCGCATCTTCAGAAACAACGCCAGTGACAACATCGCGCGGATGACCGAGGCGACGACTCCTGCCCTGGACTGGGTTTCGAGTTACGGAGGCAACAAGCAGGATGGAGCGACGTGTTCGGCCGCTTACGCCCTGAACATGGAGAACTCGACGGCGCAGAGAATGACCCGTCGAATCGCGGTGTGTTCTGGCATCGTCAAGGAGTTTGATGACGAGAACTGGTACACGGTGACAAATGGCGGCGACTTCTCGACACCGGCCCTGGACCGAAACGCCCCGGTGATCTTTTCGACGCAGATGGGGACCAACCTGTTCTTCGCGGACGGAAAGAACGTCAAGTATTACAGAGGTCTGACGGCGGCAATGACGACCTGGACTCCGACTACGGGGTCGTTGCCAGTCGACAGTGAATCGCGATACGCGACCTTGATCGAATCATGGCGAGGCCGAGTTGTGCTGTCCGGGGTCTCGGGAGACCCGCAGGAATGGTACATGTCAAAGGTCAACGACGCCTTTGACTGGAACTACTCCCCAACGGTTTTGACCGAAGACCAGGCTGTTTCAGGAACAAACGCCCCTGCTGGTAAAGCACCGGACGTGATCCGCTGCATCATTCCTGTCAGCGACGACGTGTTGATATTCGGTTGTGATCACACGATCTGGCAGATGAGCGGTGACCCGATGCTTGGTGGCCGGCTTGACCGGATTGCCGATGGAGTTGGCACACCGTGGGGTCGTCCATGGTGCCAGGACTCATCTCGCAACTACTACATCTTCGGAACTCGAGGTGGCGTGTTCCGCGGAGCGGTCGGACAGGGGATCACGAAGATCACGACCGGTAGGATCGAGGAACGCCTGGCGGCGGTGAACCTCGACACCAACCTGATTCGTTTGGCGTGGAATGAACGTGAACGGGGTGTGCATATCTTTGTCACGCCGCTGACGGTTGGTGACAGCAGCGTCGAGCACTATTTCTACGACGTGCGAAACGATTCGTGGTGGATCGACAAGTTCGCCAACACGTCTCACGACCCACGAGCGGTCCACGTTTTCGACGGTGACGAGGCTGGTGACCGGGCGATTTTGCTGGGTGGCCTGGACGGTTACCTGCGGAAGTGGGATCTGGATGCGACTGACGATGACGGGACCGCGATCAGCAGCCACGTTTATCTCGGCCCGATCGTGGCACAGGGACCGACTGCGGTGCGAATCAACGAGATCCGCAATGTCATCGCCAAGGGGTCGTCGAACGTAACGATGTCGGTGTACCGGGGGGACAACCCGGAAGATGCCTACAACAGTTCGTCGGCTTTCTTCACATCCACGCTGTCGGCTGGAATCAACGCAGCTGAACGTCGGAAGACGACAGCCCACGCGGTTTACCTGAAATACGGCAACACGACAGCCAGCCAGACGTGGGCGATGGAACACGTCGAGTGCCATTACCAAGACACGTCGGTTCGTTTCGCGAGGACGTTCTAGATGACCACTACAGTTACTGCCGCGACGATGACGGTGAAGATCACCGAGACGATCACGCTCAACGGTTCGGACCAGGGTGCGACGAACACGCTGACGATTGCCTCGATCAACGAGGTGATGAAGCGGATCGTCACCTGTGTGAACGGGCAGACGACAACCGTCCTCACGTTCAACCTCAACGCATACGGGGCAGCGGGAGCGTTGGACACTGAGGATGCGAAATACATCCGACTCACCAATCTTGATGACACCCAATCAGTGGAGATTGCCGTCGTCACAGGTGCGACCTTGTACCAGGTGACATTGCGGGCTGGCGAAAGCCATATCCTCGGATGTCCCGACGACCTCATGTTGGCAGAGGCCGATACGAGTCCGAGTTTTGGAACGTTGGCGGATGTCGC